TGTTTGAGTATGTGATGAAACTGTATCTCGTACATCGTTAAACTCTTGAACACTTACGATTTCAGAAGTTGAAATGTCATAGTCTGTCATGTGGTCAGATAGCTCAAGTTTCATTCCACAAATTTCAAGACTACCATTGCCTTGTTGACCGAAATGTATGAAGTTGTAAACCGCATCGGCTGTAAAAGTGAATTGATATCGAACCCAGTCCGTGTTTGATATAGCTCTTATCATAATACGATTGGTATCATTCGTAGTCCAAGACCGCATTAAGAGCTTAGCGCCTGGTTCAATCACTCTGGCCCAGCAAGACATTGTGTATTTTTCACCAATTCTTAAAGTTACTCTTTGAGAAATATTTTTATTTCCACCGTTGGTGTTGCCTACAATGCGAATACCTTTCTTGATTGCAGAGTGTGGAGCATCTCTTAATTCGAAAACATCCGTTCTACCATTACCACCTGACTGATTCAATCCCCAAGTTGCGTTGACGCTGTCGCCTTCGGCTACTGTTGAAGTATTTTGCAGTAGGTTATCATTACGAACAATGTCTCTTAACTTGGTTTCAATCCGTGAGACTGTTCTTTGAAATCCATCAACAGAATTCCTGACTATGTTCTGCACTTGAGTCGCATTTTGAAAACCTCTATCATTGGCCAATCTGTCAAAATCAGTACGAGACAATTTCTCGATAATCTGGTCTGCTTGAACATCGATTCTGTTTTCTGCAATCCTCAACCGTTCTGTTAACGGGTCAACCTCTTGCTTGGTCACAAGCGTTCTGATTCGGTCTGTTATCTGCTCGATTTTAGCAAAGTTGGAATCAGACAAGCCTTTAGAAGTATTAGCAGACTCAAGAGCGCTTCTAGCTTCTTCCAAAGCTTCTTCAGCGGTTCGAGTAACTGTTGAACCGATAGCTCGAATCTCTTCGATTTTGGTTCGTTGGTCTTCAAGCTTCTCGTTCATGCTGCTATCGAATCCTGAGAATCGATTGTCGATTTCGTCCGATAAAGCGCGCTTGTTTTCTTCTGCTTTGGCTTTGGCTTGTTCGATGCCGTCTAGAATCTCTTGCCTTAATTTGTTTGATTGATATTCAAAATCAAGGTCAGCGTTCTTAATTGCTTTATCAAGTGCAATTTCTTGAGTGGATTGAGTTGCATTTAAGATTGTTTCAGCAGCATTAGATAAACCACCAAAAGATTTAGAACCGCCTGCTTCAGCTTTGTCATCAAAAGTTAGTGAGATGTATTCTTCTTTCAGACCATCGTATTCATATGCAATAGCTTTTTTGTTAAGATCTGCATTATGTTTTAAACTCTTGATGTTAACTGTGTCTCCAAGATTGACAATTTGACCGTCAAGTTCGTAAGCTTCAATTTTGATAGCATCTGATATTTTGTCAATACCTTCGTTTGCAAACTTAGCTTGTGCCCACTTTTTCAACTCTTCGATAGATTTAGCATTATTGTTCTCGTAATCTTTTTCGTTGATGTATGGATACTGGTCAATTAGAGGACTATCAACTGTTACATTGATTGTCACTTCATCTTCTGCACCTTCAGGTTTGAAGGTAGATTTAGCATGAATTCTTGTAATAACGTTTTGTGAATTTTTGGAACGTTGATAAGATTTCAGGTTCTTATGGGTAGTGATTACAACACCACGATTCTCCCCACGGTTTTTCTTAACTGTTAGTGAGAAATTATCTCTGACCAGCTCACCCTCCCAAGTTCCAACGATACTGTGTTTGCCATCTAACAATACTGAGTAGAGGTTTGTTGTTTCGGTTGTATTGAAGGTTCTTCTGTCTTGAATGTCGCTGTTGAAAGAGAATTCTCCTAGGTCAGTTTTTGCATTTTGAACCATGCGAGAAAGTGCCATACCGCAACTTTGATTATCGACACTTACAGGTTTTATAGAACGCTGCATGATATCGTCTGTGATGTGATAAGCTGTAATTTCCAGATGGTCATTATTCTCAACAGGCTTCTTAATTCGGAATAGTTGAGGTCCTAGAACTGGTGTAGGACATTTTATCAGCATATCCTCTTTAATCTGTTGATAAATCCCTGTATCTGAAATTGGGTATTTAACAGTAAGGACGAACTCGCCATTTGAAGTTTCTTTAACAATTGCTGATGTCGCTTCATGAAGTGGCTCACCATTCCATCGAACGCTTCTCACATTTTTATCAAGTAAATAAAGCAATTATGCCCACCCCCAAATAGTTTCAATTTCAAGAGACTGGATGCCAGGTCCTAAAACAATACCAACATTTTTCAGTTTTGCTGGATCAATGGTAATAAAATCACCTGACCATTTAACTGGTTTTCCTGTTGTGGTCTTAAAGCTTGGATTGTCTGGATTGTTGACCATTACAAGCGATTCTGTGAGCTTTTCAAGTCTGATGACTTGTCCACCAATCGTGAACGATGTCTCAGTAGTGCTCTGACCAGTTATTGTGACTTTAGGGAATGCTAGAGCTGAGCCTTGAACTGACAAGTTTCCGTTTTTAGTTAGTGTTTGCGTGTCACTTGTTTTGAAAAACTTGGTTGGATGACAAGTAAAAGTTGCCTTAGTCATATAAAGACCAGGTTTGACTTGGTCTAATTCTGTTACACTGACTTTGTAGCACCATAACTTAGTTGTCTTAACTTGCTCATTCTCTAGCCAGAATTTCTCACGAATAAACAGGCTCATGAACTGATTCATCTGTTCTTCAGTAGGTTTTACAAGATAGATTGAGTAAGTCTTCTTTACAAGTCCTCTGTGCTTGTTTGTCTGAACAATCGCTCCACTAATTCCTCCATGCTCCAAAAGCGCTGTCTTGCTCTCTCCTAGAGCTATTGAGGGGGAGTCATGGACGATGACCTTGAATGGAAAAGATGATGTTCTTACACCATCGATAATCAATTCATTGTGTTTTATCATGCCATACCTCCTCTCAATTGTGTTCTACGTTGGATTTCGTCGGCAATTCTCTGAGCAACTTCGTCAGCGATTCTAGTGATGTCTGCTTCTTCTCTGACTACGTTTCCAGTTATTGTGATGTTGATGTTTGTTGGACTATCGCCCATCGTCTGAGCAATGCCACGACCAATAGCACCAAGCGTCTTATCATTCAGTGGTAATACTGCTTCATTTCCAGCTTCTCCACCAACCATGAGATTATTACCATTTGCGCCAAAAATTGTTGGTTTGGTCATAATCCCACCTTTTGCATACCACTCAATGCTGATGCTTGGCACACCTTGACTCAACCAATCCAATGGATTTGCTGAACCACTTACTGAAAAGTGAGGTAGTGGAATGTGTGGCCAACTAACACTGAAGTTAAATAGACCTTTAATTGCACTGATTGCAGAACTTACAAGGTCTTTAGCTCCGTTGATGGCATTCCCAATTGAATTTTTGATTCCTGTCCAAACATTTGAAACAGTATTTGAAATACCATTTAATACATTTGAAATTGTACTTGAAATTCCATTCCATACATTTGAAATTGTACTTGAAATGGCATTTATCGTATTTGAAATGTATGATTGGATGGCTGTGAAGATGGTCTGAACAACATTTTGGATAGCATTCCATATAGTCGAGAACACTCCCTTGATTGTTTCCCAAGCTCCTGACCAGTCACCTGTGATGATCTGCATGACTGCTTTAATGATGCCTAAGACAACATTGATTGCAGTTTCAACTACAGTCTTGATGACTTCCCAAGCGGTCGTGATGACCAGTTGGATATTCGCCCAGGCGCCCTCGATTAATGGACCTAAGAAAGTCATGACTGCATCAATTACAGTTTGGATAGCATTCCAGACTGTTTCTGCACTAGATCGTATAAGCTCTTGGTTTTCCGTCCACCAATCCACAACAGTCCCGAATATACTCATGATGAAGTCAGAAACTTCACTTACAACTTTGTTGATGACTTCTAGGATAGCATTCCAGACTGTCATGACAGCGTCACGAAATCCCTCGTTTGTGTCCCATAGATACTTAATACCAATTATAACTGCTGCAATAGCAGCAACAATTAAAGCAGCAATACCGATTATGGGTGCAGCTGCTGCAATCATCGCTCCGATGGATGTTCCAAGCGCTACTGCTGCTGCTTGCAAAGTTAAGAATATCGGGACCAGGATGCCAGCGACTGTGACTACCCCTCCTAAAATGACGATGAATTCTTTAACGGGTCCAGGTAGACCACTGAACCATTCTGCTATGTCTTTGACCATGTTCCCTAACAATTCAAAAATAGGTGCTAGAGTTTCAGCTATTGCTGCGCCTAGTTCTGACATAGCTAGCGTAACTGAGTTTTGAGCTGTTTTAAATTTATCAATTGGATCAAGAGTAGCTTCAAATGTTTTAGAGACTGCTCCTACTGAATATTCAGCAGATTCAGCGAATGACTGGAAGTCGAAAGAACCACGCTTGATTGCGTCAATCATTTGAGGTGCTTTCTTAGCACCAAAAATTTCCATAGCGAGTCCCATTGCTTCGGTTTCGCTAGTTGTATTCTTTATCTTATCGATTGTTTCGACAAGACCTTCTTTCAAGGTCTTACCTTGTTTAGCGTAAGAGCCTGCTGCCTTCGTTAAACCTGATAAAGCACTTGAAGCATCCACACCACTTGTTTCAAATTGTCCAAGTAGTGCTACACCTTCCTCGAATGAAAGGCCTAGCATTTTAATCTGTGGTGCGCCTTCAATAGCTTTCTTCATCAAGTCATCAACAGATACACCAGTCGATTGGGCTGTGTAGGTTGTAGAGTCTAGCACTTTGGCTAAATCACTAGTTGATAGCTCATAAGCTTCCAAGGCTTTACTTGCTGAAATGGTTGAATTGGTAATGTCTGTACCGTTTATTTCAGCAAACTTAATCATTTCTACGGATACATCTTTGAGGGCATCACCAGTCAGTCCAAACTGTGTGTTGACCTCTCCGACTGCTTCACCAGCTTTGTTGAAGTCAGTTGGGATAGTTGTCGCGATGCTTGAAGCGATATCTTGCATCTCTTTCAAGTTATCACCAGTTGCGCCAGTTTTAGTAACGATGGTGTCCATGCCTTCGTCAACTTGTCTGAAGGCTTCTAGTGCATTCTTCCCAAAATCCACAAGCTTCTGACTGATGTCTGCTAGCTTCTCTGAGAATTGATTAAGTAGTTCAGCTTTTAGAAGATTGTTTGTTTCAGTTAGGCTTCCAGTTGCTTGTTTGCCAGCACCACCCAAATTCTTCATTTCTTGAGAGAGGTTTGAATATGCTGTTTTAGCTTGGTTCAGTTGTGCTTCCATTTTGTTGGCTTCAACTGAATTTTCGCCATATTCTTGCTTGGTTAATTCTAACTGCTTCTCAAGATTTTCAATCTGCTTAGCAACGATAGAGGATTGAGCACCGACTTTTTTTTGTGCCAGAGCTAGTTTTTCAGACTCGCTAGCATTGGCTCCTAACTGGCTTTCTTGCAGTTTGAACGAGCTGACAACTTTTTCAGATTCACTTGCAAGGCGATTCTGCTCTTTCTGCAAGTTCTGAAGCTGACTTTTATTGCTTTGGGTAGCATTTCCGTTTTCTGCGAGTGCCTGGTTAACGTTTGCTAGTTTGCCTTCGTAACCTCTCAGAACATTCTTAGTAGTCTCAACTTCACGTTGAAAGGCTCGGTACTGATCGGCACCAATATTCCCGCTTTTGAATTGTTGTTCGACCTGTGATTGGGCCTGTCTTAAAGTTTCTAGTTTTTCTTTTGTATTAGAAACTTGTTTTTGTAGGACCTCTTGTTTTTGAGTTAATAGAGTGACATTCCCTGTATCAAACTTCAAGGCTTTGTCAATTTGTCTTAATTCCTGGGTTGCATCAGTTGCAGCCTTATTGACATTCTTGAGTGCCTTCTGTAAGGGTTGCGTGTCTCCATCAATCTCAATCTTGATGCCTTTAATATTTCCTGCCATGTTTCCTCCTTTCTCTAAAAAATAAAAAGCGCTGAGGGAACTGTTATGACTGATAATGCAGTCAGGTCAATGAACTTGACCTCAGAATCGCTCTCTCAGCACTCCTTTTCTTTTAAAAATTGTCAAAATCAGCTTGGTTGGCTTTTCGCTCGCCTTTTTTACTTTCGCTTCGTAAATTCACATAATCTGTTTGATAATCCAAAGCCATTCCGATTGAAATGTTTTTTAAATCATCGATAGACAACCCTGTTTCTTTACAACAGGACAGATAAGATTCTACTGTGAAGATTTCTTCGCTAGCTGTTTCTGACTGGTCTGGGACTTTTTTGTTGACATACTTGCATTCAGCATTTCCATCAACTCAGGTCCAACTTCCTGGATTGGGAAACTTTCCATTTCCATAAAGAATTGTTCGTAAGGTTTGATGTGAGGATTTGCAGTTTTAGCAAAGGTCCAAAACAGACGATTAAAGAATGTCATGTCAAAGTCTGACAAGATTGAAATGTCAACTTCATTCGATTCTTTTTCGCCAGAATTCAGTTTGTTCAATTCAGACATAAGGGATTGATTTTGCAACATTGAGAATAAATCTTGAAAATAATCCTTGCCGAATTGCTGTTTATAAGCGATAGGGGTATAAGCGCTTGTCCCTAACTCATACTCTTGCTCGCCAACCGTGATGATTTTGCGCATGCTATTTCTCCTTAACCTACGGCATTAGGTTCATAAACTTTTTCGAACCATTTGGTGTAGACTTCGTTGTTATCAGCTGAAGTAATTGAACGTTTGATAACTGAGTCAAGTGGACGAGGGCTAGCTTTGAAAGATAGCTCACGTTCATTTACGTTTGTACCGTTTTTAGTTGATGATCCATTTGATGGGCGACTTGCTGAACAGTAGTAAAGAACGTGACGAGTCTTGTTCTTATCACCAGAGAATTCAAACATAATAGCGAATGCTGTTGGTTCTGCATCTCCTTTTTCAGTCATGACACCAGTTTGAGAGTCTTTGATTTCTCCCAAAATCTTAGTCGCAAATGCTTCAATGATGTGAGGTACTTTAAGTTTTCCGTCATATCCTTCATTTGAGTTGATGAAATGGTAGTCGATATCGTCTGCTTTAACTGCTCCAGAATCGCCTTTTGGATCTAGCGTCAAGTCCATTGCTCCAGGGAAACGGAATACTTCATCATAAGTAATCACTCCGTCGGCTCCAATTGTTTTAACTGGTGCAACGTGAACATTTTTTAAACCAAACGTTACTTTATTTTCGGGCATGTCATTCCTCCTTAGTAAAGATAGACTGTATAAGGCTTGACATATAGCCTTTCAGTCTCGATAAATGTTTCTTCTTGAGCTTCAAAAAAGAGCTCGTGGGATTTCCACAGCTCTTCTAGTCGCTCTTCCAAATCTTCATCCTTGCGCTCAAATGCAAGCTCGACTGTCACGCTCTTAATCTCATGATTAACCGTGTTGTCAGCTGCATTGATTACTGGACTGGATTCGTAGTAAATCAGGTAAGGCATATCTTGGGCATCGCCCTCTTGATACGCTCGGTAAGTTACAGGTAAGGCTGATTTCTCTAAAATATCAGCAAACTCTGAAAGTTTCATTGGCCAATCTCCTTGATTCTTTTTTCAAAATTCTCGATAACTTTTTCTTCAACTGGTTTAATGTGGACTATACCAGATACACGACCACCACCTCGTAGGATATGACCGTTCTCAAGTAGGTGAGTAAGACTGGCGACAGAATTAAAGACAACGTAAGAGCCATTTGCTAGCTTCTTCTTTTTCCAGCCTTTACGATATTTTCCGTATCTTTTCGGACTGGTCTGTCTTAATTCCTGTACTGCTTCCTCTGCTACCTCTTCAGCAATCTTTTCCACTCCTTCTGAAAACTCAGTTGAGTACGAAGCTAGCTCTTTTGCAATGAAATCAGCTAGGTCAATGCTCATTCTAATTTCTCCGATAAAGTTAATTCCAAAATTTCAGAATCAATTGGATAGGTTTTTAAGACACGATATTTTTTGCCTTCAAATATGGCATGTTCTTGGTTGTCGTATTCAAAATTGTGAACTTCAACAACTAGACTTGGTCTTAATCCTGCTTGATTTGCTTGATAAAATTCAGAGCGAGTAACTTTCTTTTTACGACATAAGATAGTCGCTTCTGCTTCTTCGTAGATTGGTTGTTTGAGCTTGTCCTTACCTTTGATTTTCCTAGAGGTTAGTGTGATTTCATTGTTCCACATTTTTAACCTCTTTCTTTGACGATAGTTGCAAATTGTGTAATCGCCACTGAAGGTGACGTGGCATGTCCACCCCACCTTCATAGCGATAAGCAGCATAGTCAACGATAAACATTTCATGATCAGCACGGTCACCGACAAGCTCAATACCGAGATTATCGGTCAATTCAGTGATGACACTTGAAATGATGTGTTCTAGTGGCTTGTCTCTCAGTTTGGTAGAGATACCTAACTTAAGTTTCAGCAACTCTAAAAGCTGAAATTCATTCATGCTTATTCCTCTTCTTCTGCGATAGGCTCTTCTTCTACAACTGTTTCATCTTTTGATTTTTTAGATTTTTTGTCTGGGACTTCCTCAATGAAGATTGAGCCAGCACTATTTAACCCATTCAAAAGACCGTTGATAAAAGTTTCAGTTGGTTCATGCCCTTCACGAGGAAAGGTATCACCAACTGAGTAGTCATGTTGTTCAGGATCATTTAAATCCTTAAATGGACGGATTACTGTATAGCTCAAAAGCCACCTCCTTATCCGACTGCGTCAGTATAAGTACCGAAGAATCCAGCTTCTTCATCTACTTTCTTAATATCCCAACGAACAAAAAGCCCAAGTAATTGTCCGTAAACGTCATTGTTCACCCATTTAACGTATACTTGTTGACGATCAAACTCTTTTACGAACTCAGCTACATCTCCGATGAAGAATTTCATTTCTCCTTCGTTTCCAAACGCTGTGTCCTCTACTTTGTAGATTGTTTTCCCACCAAATGAATAGCCAGTAGGTGAAGCTACATTAGTTTGAAGCATGTAGTTCCCATTCTTGTCTTTGACTTTGTCAAGAGCTGCAAACATTGACTTAGTTACAATGATGCTTGCTTTATAAATTGATTTAAGCTTCTTGTTGTAGATATCTTTAATACCATCAAATCCAGTCGCATCTGCTTGGGTAGCTGTTTTGAGGACAGTTGTAACTAATGACAATTCAGTGTTTTCACCTTGATTAATCACTTCGTCTTCAACAATGGACATAATGTCATAATCTGCGTCGTCAATCATTTCTTGTGACACAGGGATATATCCACGGTAAGTCTTGATTGAATAATCAATGTCGCTGATTGCTGGTTTTCCGAGTTCTGGATTTGATTTCAATTCATCTACTGAAACCATTAAACCATCCGTTTTCTTGATAACTGGATATTTACCAGAACCACTGTTAACTTTCACACGTTGCAAAAGATCCAAAAGTGGATTACGTGTTTTGTTAACAAAGTGTGGTTTCAACACTTCTTTAGGGATTAGGGCGCCACTTCCTGAATCAGTAGTTTTCAATCCTACGATGTCACGAGTTTGACCAGAGCGAATGTATTTAGCAATTGCATCACGTTGTTCCAATTTTTGTCCTCCACGTTGTTCTTCCTTACCTGGGTAAGTTGGTGCTTTACGATTTAGTTCTTCAACTTGTTTTTCTAGATCTTCGATTTCTTTTTCAAGTTGTTCTTTTTCTGCTTTCTTTTCATCCAATTCTTTTTGGATTT